TCAATTGGTATAGCAGCCGATGATACGGCTCCATATAGTCTAAGTGAATATTACGGAGTCCAATTCACAGATGGTACGACATCACCAGCTTCGGGGGAAATAAGTTTAAATGACTTCTTAAACAAAACAATAGGTTCTGCATGGAATCAAAGTTACTACCGTTATCTCGGCAGTTATCCACAAACCAATGGTATGTCGTATGATGGCACTAGAATCGCATACCCGGCTTCGAATAATTTGTCAGTTTACGTATACGAAAAATCAAATGGAACGTGGTCTTTAATAGGTACAATTAGTACTCCAGATGGTGTGTTTAGTATAGGTTTATCTGGTGATGGTTCTAGAGTGATGGTAAGTGAACGTACGTATAATAATTATCAGGGTCGCGTGAGAGTTTATCAGTATGCAAGTGGAACAACCTGGAATCAAGTGGGTGGAGACATTACAGGGACTGTATACGTCAGGTACGATGGTCTTGTTACAACAGGGAGTTGGGGTGGCTGGAGTGCAGATATTTCGGGTGACGGAAACTCGGTAGTAATGGGGGAAGCTAACTATGATGACCCAAACATAAATTTTGTTACCACGGTTGGACGGGTAACCGTCTGGCATTACTCCGGTGGTTCGTGGTCACAGAGAGGTACGGGACAAATAGGTACACATTACCACCCAAAAAATCTTTCAGAAAGATACGGTTCTCATGTTTCAATATCACACGATGGTACCGTATACGCCGCGGCTGGTGCTGGATATTACAATAGCTCGGGTGTAAGGTCTGGCAGAGCAAAAGTATTTCAATACACAAATGGATCTTGGAATCAACTTGGTCAGGATTTAATGTTTTCCAATGAAGCGGTAAGACCAAGACTTTCTGGTGACGGTATGAAACTAACATTATGTGATAATGGGTCATATGCATATCAAACGGTAAGTGTACTTGAATATTCTAATAACACATGGAACCAGACGTTTAGTGCATCTAATACCACCCGTGGTTCAATATCAAGAGATGGTTCAACTATAACCATATCGCGTTACACATCGAATGCTACTTCTTCATACACGGATGTTTATGAATGGGATGGGTCTAATTGGGTACAAAAGGGTAGCAGAATTGATGGAATACCTTATATTGGTCTATCCGCGAGATTATCCGAAGATGGTTCGTCTTATATAATAAATGGTCGATATGGTGTATACGTATATGAATTTCTGGGTTAAAAAGTAAAATTGTGAATTAAAGAAGTCGAAATGAACATCATAGATGTGTTTGGGTTTGTGAGTTCGATACTCATAACCATCATGTTTATTCCGGAAGTCACACACGTTTATAAAAATCACGATGCGAAAGCGATAAACTACACTTTTTTACACTTAAATCTTCTCGCGAGTGTGTTTGCACTCGTATATTCTATACATTACGAGGTAGTACCCATGACCATCACGAATGTGGCGGCGGGGTTATTCTCATTAGTGATGTATCATTTTAAATATACAAAAGAGCTTAAAGAAAAAGAGAGTAATAATGATATAGCTCCTATAGTGTAGTGGTCTATCACTTTGGACTTTGAATCCAACAACCCTGGTTCGAGTCCAGGTGGGAGCTTTATCCGGCCTTAGCTCAGATGGAAGAGCAATGGATTGTAGTGGTATGAAATGAATCCTCCATGGGTCACCCGTTCGAATCGGGTAGGCCGGACCATTCCGCCCTAGCTCAATTGGAAGAGCATACGGCTGTTAACCGTAGGGTACTGGGATCGAAACCCAGGGGTGGAGTCCTTTTTTGAATGGATGTTCTTCATTCAAAAAAGCACCAATAGCTCAGGGGTAGAGCGCGCGTTTAGTAAGCGCGAGGCCAGGAGTTCAAATCTCCTTTGGTGCAAACGGGATGACGCAGAGGTTTAGCGTGTCGGGCCCATAAAACGCATGTGTTTTATCAGGTCACCCGGAAGTCGAATGTTCGAATCATTCTCCCGTTAATTTTTAGAATCTCTCCAGATTGTAAAAATTATACTTTTCTTTTCAACTGAAACACGTGTTCGACGACGATACTCGCACCCATGAACGTCAAAATCGCGTTATCGTATTGAAACCCATACGCCACAAGCACGAAACCCCAGATAAACGCCAGTAGGTCCGTCACGGGTGCCGCCATGTAACTACAGTTAGACTCGGTTGGTAACGATGCCTCCATGATTTGATAATATGCGTACCCAGCGATGGTGGATAATACCAATGCATACACGTGCTTACTCATGTGATAACCCCACATAAAAAAATAACCTCAATATATATAAAATGTCTGGTGGTATTGCCCAACTCGTCGCCGTCGGTGCCCAGGATGCCCATCTCGTCGGTCAACCCGAAGTCAGCTTCTTCCGCTCTAACTATCGTCGTCACACAAACTTTGCCCAAACTGTGGAACGCCAAGTGCTCCAGGGTGTTCCATCCACCGGTGGTATCTCTACCGTTCGTTTTGAACGCAAGGGGGATCTCCTCGGTTACTGCTACATTACACAACGTACCCCAGTTGCGCTCACCAACACGCAATGGGTGAGTCGAATCAAGAAGGTCGAACTTCTGATCGGTGGACAAGTCATTGACGAACAAACCTCTCACTTCTCTCAATACATTGCGCCAGTCACAATGGCTCAAAACTACTCCAAGTCTGTCAGCGCGGGTGCCGCCGCCCCATGGGCCTTCTACCCACTCCACTTTTCGTTCTGCGAAAACTGGCAATCTGCGATTCCATTGATTTCGCTCCAATATCACGATGTGGAATTGCGTATCACATGGAATGAACCAAGTGCGACTGACTATGAAGTTCACGCGCAATACATTTATTTGGATACCGATGAACGCACTACTTTGGCGGGTACTCCACAAAACATGATCATTACACAAACCCAGCGCGCCGTCCAATCCAATACCGCCATCCAAGAAGTCAACTACAACCACCCAATCAAGTATCTCGCGGCTTACAACCCAAACAACCTTGATTTCATTAACAGTAAGCTTCGATTGCAAATCAATGGTACCGATGTCACTGATGCTAAGCCAGTGAACCCACACTACACCGTGTGCACTAAGTACTACCACACCACTTCTTCCGAAATTAGAGGTAGCGATGAAACCATGTTCTTGTATCCATTCTGCCTCGAAACCTCCAAATCTCAACCAACTGGATCCCTCAACTTCAGCCGACTGGATTCAGCTCGTTTTGTGATCGATTCTGATAGATTCGATGCCGACATGTATGCCGTAAACTACAACATTTTGCGCATTGAAAATGGTATGGGTGGTCTCATGTACTCGAACTAAATTTATTTACACACTAATAACAAATGCTTTGGAAGTATTTGTTTCTTCTAGGATTTGTATTTGTACTCACGTATGACCCCAAATCCAGGACACTAGAAAAATTTATCTCCCCAGTTAACCAGGAGGAAGCTACTTAAAAAAATTCAACGTTTCTATTACACAAAAGTATGATCTCTTTTGACAGAGAAACACTCATGATCGTGGCCATTGTCGCATGCATTGCGGCTACGGTATACATGTACAAAGAATACACGAAGACTAAGAGTGACATCGAAAGTATCAAGGGTTTCTGTAATAAAATCGTTCAAGCGCACACACCATCTCCACAGCCACAGCCTCCACGTCAAGTGACGGAAGAGGAATACGAAGATGAAATTGAAGAACCAGTCCCCGTCAATAAAGTTGTTGCCGAGTCCCAAGATAATTAACATCTCAGACGATTATAACTTGCGACATCGCAATGAAAAAATATAAATCGATCGCAGTACCGGTAACATTTACGGGAGATAAACCAAGGTTCCTCACAGTAAGAGATAAGCGCTTTAAAGACTGGATATTCGTGACCGGAGGGTGTCGCAGAAGAGAAATCTTCAATCCAATTCGCTGTGCTCTTCGTGAACTCGAAGAAGAAACTCGTGGTGTGGTTTCTTTAAAGAAAGGCGAATATACAGAATTTAAATTTACAGTAAAAGAGAGTCCAACTGTCGACCTCGAATATAATGTGTTTATATTTTTCGTAAACTACACAAAACCAGAACAAACTGAACTCATAAAAAAATTTAATGATGAAAAACAAAAAACAATAGCTAAAAAAATACAAAAACAACCAATTAAAAGAACACACGACGAAAATGATTTTATGGCATTTGATACACTCCAAGAATTCAAATCTAAAAAACAATGGGAGCGCATTACGAAGAATGTTCTCGAAAACCCCGAATTCTACTCGTGTGTTACATCTTTGAATAGAAAATCCTTTGCTATTAAATAATGAAGTCTAAAAGCTACATTTTAATGCAAATACACGACTTGCTCGTAAACAGGCATTCATACACACCAAAAAGAGCAAATATGTATATTGAAGAGCATAAAGATGATAAAGTATACGAATTGCTGGTTTTAAAAAAGAAACTCAATGAGGATGAACCTCGGTGTCCAGATGTCTCTTACAGGAGAAGCATGTGGAGAAGCTTCGAAGACGATGAAGAAGATTAAAAGAAACAGTCTAAATAATGGTAAGTATGTTCAAGGAGTGGTGCAAAGAGCATGGCTTTCTTGGAAAGAACCCCAATCCATCACACGTGTTCATGGACGGTGGAATATTGTCCGTACCGTTTGATAGATTGACAGAATTTTATGAAAAGTATGTGGAAGCGGTGAAATCAAATGAAAAGGTGTTCCTCGTAGAACAAAAAACAGTAGATGCGTACAACTTTTTTGTAGATCTTGATTACAAAGATGACGATCCCATGACCATCGAAGAAGTCCAACGAGTGTGTAAAGTCATATGCGACAAGGTAAGTAAATACGGTGGAAAAGATGCACTCGTGTGTGTATCTAAACCAAAAAGAGTAGATGATGTGATAAAAACAGGTGTTCACATAAATTGGCCAAATTTCCCAGTAAATAGGTCATCAGCTTTAGCTCTTAGAGAACACGTAATAAACACACTAAATCTCGCATATGGATCAAAAGATTGGAATGACATTGTCGATTTATCTGTATATGGGAGTAGTGAGAGAAACACGCGGGGTAGTGGATTTAGAATGCCATTTTCACACAAGTGGGTGACACATAAAGAATGTGGCGGCAAAGGGTGTGATGGTTGCAATAAGGGGAAGGAAACGCAGGGTGAATATCTACCCATTTTTGTATACAAACATGGACCTCTCGCGATGTTTCAAAATATATCACCTGAACCCACACTCGAAACCATGCAAATGGCGACATTGAGAACCGAGTGCAAAAATCCAAAGATCATAGAGGGTGTACGCACAAAAGTCGAAGGAAGTTTCACAGCAAACCAAACAAAGGATGAATTAAAAGATCCAGAAACGTGTGCACTTTTAGAAACATTCATTCGAAAACATATGGAAGGGCAAATGAACGCTCGGATCAAAAATGTATACAAGGAAAAAAATAGCTACTTGGTCGCTACTACATCGAGATATTGTGAAAACACGAAACGTGCACACGGATCCAATCACGTCTGGTTTCATGTTCTAGGAGACACGATATTTCAAAAATGTTTCTGTAGATGCGAAACCATGAAAGGGCGTTTTTATGGTTTTTGCAAAGACTTTTCTGGTAGAAGACACCAACTTCCAGATAATATAGTAGAAAAACTACAAGTCACAAAATATAAACCCCCACCAAAGAAAAAGACACAAGAAAAACACAAAGAAGATGTAAAAGGTGACCTAGAAACATACATCAAAAAATATATGGTCAAAGATGATAGTTTTGAAATTCACAGAATCGATTCCCTAAAAGGAAAAAAGAAAAGTGTTTCCACAAATCACGTATGTCCAGGGTGTTCCACGTTATCTACATTTTCCATAACAAAAGATGAAATACAAAAAATGTGCAAGTGTTCAAATAGAAAGCACAGGCTTATAGATAAAATACTATCTAAATTATAAATGTTTGCTGTCATATTCTTAATCGCGGTCATTTACATGTCGTCCAAAATGGTAAAGTGTGTGGGTGACCCAGACGTTTTGAATGGGCTCATCAAAGAAACACACAAATATTCAGGTATTAATGGCATTTTGTACAGGGAGTTTCTCGCAAACATAAACATGGCCAGAGAATTTAAGGGGCATGAAGATATTTCAAAGAAATTACTAGAAAGAGCAGTCCAAAATCTGGAAGAACTCGCACTTTACACGACTGCCACGGATACACCGGTATCAGAAGAAATAAACGAAATCATAACAAAAATCATCCTAGAATTTGAAAACATATATAGAAGGACTTAAAGATGTAATGACTATATAATATAAATGTCTTCCATTAGAACACGCTCAGGGCGTATTTCCAAGCCTCCAGAACGCCTCGAAATCATCGAAGATGTCGAAGATGATTTCACCGACGAAGAGGATGAAGATTTTGATGAAGATGATTACGAATCCGAATCAGAGACTGAATCCGAATTCGACGACGATGATGAGGACGCCGACGAAAACGGTAACTTAGCTGGATTCGTCGTAGACGACGATGAAGAAAGTGAAAGTGAGGAATAATAGACTTAAAAAAATAAAGCGCGAAATTATAAAATGGAAAGTGATATCGGTAACCCGATTGATTATAATCCAGACATCATGGAGAAGGATGAACACATTTCTACCGAAGAACAACACGAACAAGAGGAAATGTATTATTATCCTCCGCCACCACCACCACCGCCGCCACCCATGCCCCATTATCAAGAAAAAATTGATATTTTTTCCAATTTAGATAAAACGGCCTACATCGTCATCTTTGTTGCCTTCATCCTAGGCTTTTTCATGGGGAAAACCATGCAACCAGTCATCCTTAGACCAGGATGAGAATCCTTCAAAATCTATCGTGGGTTCACCTTTATTGGGTTCTAAAAAATACGCACGACTCACTATAAGTGGGTCTTTCGACGCGGCTTCGGCTACTTCTGTGGCCGATACGTATGGATCCTCTTCATCCATCTTCCGTTTAAGTTCTCTGACCTGACGGTCTCGCACACTTAAACCGAATATGTATAACGCGATAAGAATGGTCACTACGTTGAGTGCGATAGTCAACATACTTATTATATGCGTGATTTTATTTTTAATTTTTAAATTTACTTGGAGGTCGCTTCTTCACCTTCTTCGACTTCACCGCCTTCATTGATTTGTGCTTCCGTAGACTCCTTTGCCTTTGCTTCCTCTTCACGCTTCTTCTTACGTTCCTCAATTTCATTCGATACGATAGCATCGGCTTCTTTCACGAGCTCTTCCATGGGAGCGTCTGGCTTTTCTTTCTTAAGGCGTTCGATGACTTCGGCCGGGTGAGAAATCGGAGCTTCATCTGGCTTCGTGTAGTACTTAGAGTTCTCATCACCTGGCTTAATATACATGTTCGTACCAGACTGCATCATGTCTCGCTTACGTTCTTCAAACATCTTCGCAGCCATTTGCTGATTCTCTTTGTACCCAACCATGAGTTCTTCGAGTTTTTCGTTCGTGTAATGCACGTCATCGATGGCCGTGGGGTCCGGTGGGATCAAGAGCCATTTATACATATCCACGACATAAATGTCGAAAGTGGCGTCTTCTTTTTGGAGACGCTTTGCGTGCGACGCAGCTTCTTCTCTCGAGTTGAAAGCGCCTCTGATCTTGATACCAAACTTATCATTCTTCTGAGGACATTCTGGACCAACCACGGAGAGACACGCATAGAGTTGACCTGGAACGGTAGTGTAATCTTGCTCGAGAGACATTTTTCTGACTTATAGACGTTTCAAAACTTTAAGCCAACTTAAAACTAAAGTGCGTGTGTATATAAATGCACGAGTTTTGGAATACCCAACCCGTACCAGAAAATCACGGGGAATACATGGGTGAGATAAACACGTGTAGAGACTTTGATCCAAACCCGATCGCATTACCCGAACAGTTCGAATGGTCCGAGTGTACCGTAAAAGAAGCCGCCGAACTCTTGAGTGTTCACTACATCCGTGATGAACATTTCGCGCTCGAGTACAGCGAACAGTTTGTCGAGTGGGCGAC